GCTACATGAGGACACCTTCCCTTCACAATGAGGACAAAATATGAGCGAGTCGAATTTGTATACATCCTTGCTTTCATCCGTTTATTCGGATGTTGGTATGATGAAGGCACTTGACGTGCCATCATTATATACCCAACTTAAATCTTTGCGATCCATGCTTAAGGAAGCGACGGCATCTGAGACGGTCTCTGACCTTGGTACTCAACCTCTCCATCCGGTAGCTAAAGAGCTTCTAGATTTAGTGCGGTACAAGGAGAAACAGCTTAGGCTCTTAGTCCTCATGCTTCATTCCCATTGTGTTACGGAAAGTAATGTACTACAGTAGCTAAAGCACTAGTAGTCTGGTGGGAACCAGCCTATTGGGTACCCCCTACATCTTTTTAAGAGGAGGAGGTTATGTCTCACGACAAACCCTTAGGGCTTATGTCATACCAACTTGCACTATGTCTTCCACTACCAGTTATGAAGGAGTTTGACTCCTTAGTAACTAAGTGGATTACGTGTAACGGTGAAGAATGGGTGGTAAATAGATTAAAAACTATTTATACCGATTTTACCCGTTATAGAGCAGGGTTGGACCTGGTAGGGACATGGTATAAGAAGAATAAGGAGGGTTTACCCTCTGGAATCTTCTCTTACCTGTTCAAGTGTGGTCGGAGTAGCAATCATAAGATTGTTTTCTCCGCTGCAACTCTACTTAGGTCTTATACTAAGCTCACATCTGAGAAAATGACTTCTTCTCAGGTCAAGAAGTTTCTTGACGGTGTTCTTAGTGAACCAGTTGACCTTCCAGTTGACTTGGTTACCCGTGTTGTTGAGAGCACCAAGGATATTGGTATCGTCAGGACATTTAATGTCCGACGTCCATCCTTTCTCTCCTTTGTCCCTAGTCCTTCTAGAACTGCTCCTACCGTTTATGGTAAGTCAATTCGAGAAGATAGTTGCTTTGCTTCCCAGTGTGAGTTTTTAACTCATACTAGGGTTGGAAAACAACTTTGGGCAAAGTACCCTAATATCTTTATCCCCGTTATGTCTGGAATCCAGATTAACAGGAAAGGTAAAGATATATGGAGTTATGAGGTGGATGCTGTTGGAAAAATTGGTTTGATTCAGGAACCTGGTTACAAGCTTCGCGCTGTAGCCAATCCTAATCGCATCCTTCAAGTTGCTTTGCAACCTTTAGGTGAGATTATTTACAATTCCCTAAGACTTTTGCCTTGGGATTGTACTTTTGATCAAACAAAAGGTTTTCCAACTATTCAACAACACTTGAAAGAGAACCTTCGAGTGTATTGCTTTGATCTTTCTGGGGCAACGGATTATTTTCCATTGTCTCTTCAGATTAAAGTTTTACGTACCATGTTTCCTGATCTTCATGAAGATATTAATCTTTTTGAAGAGATATCTCGTGCACCTTGGTTTTTCCAGGGTTCAACGATATCATGGACAAAAGGCCAACCTTTGGGATTATATCCCTCGTTTGGGTCTTTTGCGTTAACACATGGTATCATCTTGTATTGTCTTAACAACAACACCTTTGACAATAAATTCTTTGTCCTTGGTGATGATGTGATAATACTCGATGACTCTTTGGCTTTGAGATATCTTCAAACCCTTAAACAATTGGGTTGTCCGATATCTCCTTCCAAATCTATTACTTCAAAGGTAATAGGTGAGTTTGGCGGCAAAATTATATCGAAAGATACAATTGAGCCTCAACTCAAATGGAAGAAAGTCTCTGATGACAATTTTATTGACATCTTGAGGCTTTTAGGCCAGAAGGCTCTCCGACTACTCCGGCCCCGGCAACGTAAGGTTGCAAAGCTCATTATGGATATACCAGATTTCCTAGGAGGTCTTGGTTTTAATCCTAATGGTCTTTCCCTTAGTGAGAGATATTATAAGTATCTTACACTTCAGGGCGAGGATCGTAGTACTTTCCTCATGAGCTACAACCGGATGTATAATTCATTCTTTATGAGTGAATGTATACACCCCAATAGTACGACATCCCTTAATTGGGATAAGTCCGTACTACCTGATCTCGACCAGAGATCAGTAGCTCTTGTTCTTCAATACCTACCTCAATTTGTTGAGATGTATGGTATTTTAGGAACAAATCTATATTTAGTGTCCCCTGACAAGGGTGTCCTACCTATAGATGGGGAATGTCGGAACCGTTCATCGGTTCTTTCATTACTCGAACGCAAGCTTGGTATAGCTTGAG